CCATAATTCACATCGAATTGCCAAAAATGAAAAATCGGAGGGGAGACAATGGGCAGACCATCAAAGGCGGCGAACGCCTCGACGGGTAAGATCAGCAAGGATGAGGAACGCTTGCGCAAACTCTCCGAGGCGAGACTAAAATGCGGAGATGACAAACTCACTCCGCCGGACTATCTGACAGACAGTCAAAAAGAGATTTTCGAATATATCCAAACAGAGTTAAAAGCGGCAGAGATTCTCGGCAACCTTGATATTTTCGTTCTCGAGAACGCGGCGATCATTCTCGATCACTTGCACGACATCGAGGATATGATCAACAAGGATTTCAGTCTGATCCAGGAGGCATCACTGATCAACACTCGCGACAAGTTTCGCAAAGAGTGGTTTCGGATCTGCAATGAGTTGTGCTTGTCTCCGCAGGCAAGAGCAAAACTCTCAATCCAAAACGTCAAGGCTCTCAAGGAAGAAGAAGATCCGCTCCTTGAGATTCTGAACAGATAAGCCTATGAACAAAGCATACGAATACGCAAAAAAGGCCGTCACTGGAAAACTCAAAGATTGCTACGGCAAGCGGACAAAGGCTCCGCAATACGTCATCAAGCAATGCAAGGAATTCATCAAGGTTGCGGACGGCAAGGATAAAAAATATATGATCGACGAGAAAAAGGTCGGTCAAGTTGAGGACATCCTCAAGATCCTCAATATGCCACTCGGTATCAACGCAAGTCAATCTCTTTACGATTGCACGACGGGGTATCAATGGCTTTTTTATATAGCGGTGTTGTGTACGGTGTATCGAGACGATCCCGAACACAGACGCTACGAAACGGCAATCCTCGAGATCTGCCGGAAGAATTACAAGACCTATACGATCGGCACGATATTCATTATCTTGATGTTAATGGAGCCGAGGTTTTCGAAACTCTACTCGGTCGCTCCGGACGGGGCGTTGTCGAGAGAGGTCAAGGATGCGATCGAGAACACGCTCAAATGTTCCCCGATCATCTATGAGGATAAAACGGGCAATCAGCGGTGGAAGATCCTGCGCGATTACATTCAATGCAACGTGACGGACATCAAATACACTCCGCTCAACTATACAAATTCGAGGTTTGACGGAAAACTCCCTGCGGCATTCCTTGCCGACGAGGTCGGGGCACTCCCGAACAACTACGCGATCGAGGCAATGCGCTCCGGTCAGTTGAACGTCAAAAACAAACTCGGGTGCATTATTTCGACGAAATATCCATCCGTGACGAATCCTTTCGAGGATGAGGTTGATCACGCGAAACGAGTGCTTGACGGACTTGTCGAGGACGAGACGCTTTTCGCTCTACTGTATGAGCCGGACGATCCGAAGGCGTGGGCGACGGACGACCTTGTCCTGCAACAAGGCAATCCTGCATCGTTAGAGCGGGAGGAGATATGGAAGGACATCGTCAAAAAACGAAAGCAGGCAATCGAGAGGGAACTCCTGCGGGAGAATTTCCTCACGAAACATTGCAACATTGCATATCAAGGCGCGGCGAGTGAATCGTTCGTATCTCCCGACATCGTCAAAGCGTGCGAGGTTGAGGAGATCGACTGGAGCGGGCGCGAGGTATACGTCGGCGTTGACTTGTCGCAAACGAACGACAATACGGCCGTTGCGATGGCTTGCCTTGACGATGATGGGAATCTGCTCGCGGACGTGTTCGCATTCATTCCGGAGGGACGGATCGAAGAAAAGAACAAGTTTGAGCGGATTCACTATGAGGATTTTATCCAGGCGGGCAAATGTATCGCGTGCGGGGATATGGTCATCGATTATTCTACCGTCGAGGAATTCGTCGGATCACTCGAGAGCAAACTCGGGTGCAAGGTCGTGCAGATCGGATATGACAGATACAATGCGATCTCATCCGCGCAAAAGTGGGAGAAGGATTTCGGCATACAAACCGTCGAGATCCGTCAGCACTCCGACACATTGCATCCGGCAACGAAATATCTGACCGAAAAAATCGAGGATGGGTATTTCAGATTCACAAAAAACGACCTTTTGTTGATGAATTTCGAAAATGCGCGGTGCACATTCGACAACAACAAAAACCGGTACGTCAACAAGAAAAAGTCAACCGGCAAGGTGGATATGGTGGTCGCTCTCATAAATGCGACCTTTTTAGTATATCAAGAGGAAATATACGGCAACGATTTTGTATGTGAGGTGTTCTGATGGGACTTTTCAGAAGGAAAACAGAGACGCGGAGCGACGAGGCGGAGGATATGCTCCTCGAGGCGTTACTCGGCGACGATATGGTCACACGCAAGGCGGCAATGAGCATCCCTGCGGTCGCGGCCTGCGTCAACCGGATCGCGGACACGGTGGCGAGCCTTGATGTCAAACTCTATCAGAGAGAGGGCGACACGGTCAAGGAGATCAACGATCTGCGCACCGAGAGACTAAACGGCGACACGGGCGACACGCTGACGGGGTATCAGTTAAAGCGGGCGATGATCGTCGATATGCTCCTCGGAAAAGGCGGGTATGCCTACATCCGGAAGGGACAAGGCGTTGTCAAAGGTCTCCATTATGTGCCTTGCAATAAGGTGTCGTTCAAAGACAATAACGATCCCATTATGAAAGCATATCAAGTCTACGTCGACGGGAAAGCGTATGAAGGGTATAAATTTATAAAACTATTACGCAACACCGAGAACGGATATGCAGGAAAATCCATCATCGCGGATTCTCCCCTGCTTTTCGAGATCGTTGCGGCCTCGCAGGAATTCGAAAAGTGGTATTCAAAGCGCGGAGGCGTGAAAAAGGGTTACTTGCAGACGCAGGGACGCATCGAGCGCGAGAAAATGCAGAAAATCAAAGAGGCATACGCTCGGATGTACTCGAATTCGGCGGAGAATATCGTCGTATTGAACGAGGGTTTGACATTCAAGGAGGCATCCGCGACATCGCAGGAACTCCAGTTGAACGAGAACAAGGTCACGAACAATGCGAACATCTGCGAGGTTTTCGGCGTGCCGCCTAAAATCATAACCGGCGGAGCGACCGACGAGGACAAGCGGCTCTATTACGAGGGTTGCATCTGCCCGATCTTGGTCAGATTCGCAAAGGCCCTCGACGATGTATTGCTCAATCCTTTCAAAAAGGGCGAGAGCGAGATGTATTTCGCATTCGACGACGATTCGCTGACACGGGCGGACATCGAAACAAGATACAAGGCATATGAGATCGGTCTCAAGAATGGATTTTTGCAACTGGATGAGATCAGAGGCAAGGAAAATCTCCCTGCATTCGGTCTCGATTTTGTAAAACTGGGACTGCAGGATGTCCTGCTCTATCCAGGCAACGGCGACATTTACACTCCGAATATGGGTGTATTTGCAAACCTTAATAATAAAACCGTTATGAAAGACGGCAAAATGCCGGAAGGAGGGAACAATGAGAATACAGATTCGGAATGATTCGGTCGTGATCGACGGCTACGTGAACGTAGTTGAGCGCGAATCGAAAACATTATCGTCCCCGATCGGACATTTCATAGAGAAAATCAAGCAGGGAGCATTCAAAAAGAGCCTTGCGAGACGTTCGGCGGTCGATGTGTTACTCAATCACGACGCATCGAGAAAACTTGCGTCTACGGCTGACGGGACGGCAACCTTGAGAGAGGATGCGGTCGGACTTTTCTGCCGAGCAGAGATCACAGACGCAGAGGTTATCGAAAAAGCACGCGACGGCAAGTTGTCCGGATGGTCTTTCGGTTTCGTACCGATCAAAGACAACATCGAGAAGAATCTCAAGGACGATGTCGAGATGCGTGACGTGTACGAACTCGATCTGCGCGAGGTATCAATCCTCGACGATAGAAAAAATCCTGCATATCCTGCGACATACATCAATACTCGCGACGACGAGGAGATGCAAGTCAGATATGACGAGGACGAGGTCGAGACAGAGGATGTATCTGATCCCGTTGACGGGGTTACAGATAACGGCGAGGAGCCGGAGACGGGAGATCCCGTCAACAGAAACTATCAATATCATAACGCTCTCAAAAGAGCGGACATTCACTGAAGGAGGTAAACAAACTATGACAGTGAAAGAACTGGAACAGAAACGCGAGGCAATCGTCTCCGAGATGAACGAGATCGTTGACCTTGCAGACAATGAGGAACGCGAACTCGCTCCGGAGAAGGAGGACGGCAAGCGTTTCGACGAACTCAAGGCAGAGTTGAAAAACGTCAACAACACAATCGAGGCAAAGCGTGCTCTTGAGGCCGCACAGATTGCCGAGGCTGACGAGGTCGAGGTTGAGACCGAGGAGCGCGCAGAGAGTGTTGAGGAGATGGAGAGACGCGAGTTTGACGCGTATCTGCGTAACCGCGTAGAGCAGAGAACGGCGACAAATATGACTTTCGGATCTAACGGTGCCGTTGTGCCGACATCGATCGCGAACAAGATCATCGAGACCGTTTATGACATCTGCCCGATCTATGCAGACGCAGAGCGTTATAACGTCAAGGGCACGCTCAACATCCCGTACTATGACGAGGGCACAACACAGATCGTTTGCTCCTATGCAGATGAGTTTACTGACGGCGAATCCTCAAGCGGAGCATTCACAAGCATTTCCTTGACTGGATTCCTCGGACGTGCGATCACTGACATTTCAAAGAGCCTCATCAACAACAGTCAGTTTGACATCGTGTCCTTTGTCGTTCGTAAGATGGCAGAGGCAATCGCGAAATTCATCGAGAAGGAACTTGTTGTTGGAACTCCGGGAGATTCAACCGCAAATCCGCCGGTGCCGGCAAAGATCATCGGTCTCGGTGGTGTAACGCAGGCGGTCAATGCCGCATCTAACACGGCAATCACGGCCGACGAGTTGATCCAGGTGCAGGAACTTGTGCCGGATCGTTACCAGGGCGGCGCGTATTGGATTATGAGCAAGGACACTCGCACGAAGATCCGCACGCTCAAGGACGGTCAGAACAACTACTTGCTGAACAAGGATGCAAACTCCCGTTGGGGTTATACTCTTTTCGGCAAGGATGTTTACACAACCGAGAGCCTGCCGGACATCAAGGCCGCAAATGCGGGTAAGCCGGTTATCTATTACGGCGATATGACCGGTCTTGCGGTTAAGGTTTCCGATGACATTGAGATCGATGTTTTCCGCGAGGTTAAAGGCCGTCAGCACGTTGTTGAGGTTTGCGGATTCGTAGAACTCGACGCGAAGGTGCAGGATGCGCAGAAACTTTCGAAACTTGTGCTCAAGAGCGCGGGTTGATGAGATGGGGTGGCTGATATGACAATAAAAGCACTCACATCGTTTGTCGGCGAGGTATCAATGGGCACCGGCGAGGTCAGAGAGGTTTCTGACGAGGTCGGCAAGGACGTTGTTGCCGCAGGATATGCCGAGGAGGTAAAGGCGAACAAGCAGGAGCCTGCGAAAAAGCCTGCGAAGAAATAAGGCGACAAGAGTTGGTTGCTCTTAACGCATACGCGACACGATGGGCGGATGGGGCCTTGCGTCCTGCCGCTCACTTTCGTCGCGATCTGTTTGGAGGTAAAAATGAGAGTATCAGACATCACGGCGACAGATGTCGCGAATTATCTGCGAATCGATGATCCGAACGAGGTTGAGTTGTCGGAGATCAATATGTTTATGGATTCGGCGAAAGCCTCGATCCTTTCGATGACGGGACTGACGCAGGAGGAGGTCGATGCGCTCGATGATATGGTGCATCCGTTTTTCCTTCTTGTGTCCGAGCAATTCGACAATCGAAACGGGCATATCGAAAACAAGCAGACAGTACAGAATCAATCCATAATGGAAACAATCAGACGACACTCCGTCAATTATTTGTGAGGTTACTATGCGAAGGACGATGAACATCGGCAGGCTCAACAAAAGAGTGACGATCCTGCGAAAAGACGATACCGTCAACGCGCTCAATCAGAAATCGAAATCTCTTGTCGAGGTTAAGACGGTATGGGCAAGCGTGGCACCGGTACGAGGCGCGGAGCGGTACGAATTGCAGAAACTCCGCGAGGAAATAACGTATCGCGTGTATATGCGCTATCTTTCGGGCGTAAAGGCGGATATGTATATTCGTTGTGATGGCAGGCTTTTCGAGATTCAGTCGGTGGTTGACGTTGATTTTGAGCACAAGATGCTCGAGATTGACGCGATCGAAAAAATCGTGAAAGCGGGGTAACTTATGAAAGAATGGCTTGAAACGGTCACGGTCATCGGCGTTGATGATCTTGACAAGTCGATCAAGAAAATGGTCAACCGATACCCGGATAAAGCAGGCGAATGCTTGCGCGAGGAGGCAAGGCGGACGAGAAAAGAGATCGTCAAGAACGCTCGCGATGATCTGAACACGAATTCAGAGAATCGGGTGTCTCTCGGAAGGATCGGAACGTACAAGATTTCGCAAGTGATCGGCTACGATATGAATCAGCGCGTCGAGATCTCGGCACGTGCTCCGCACTATCACTTGGTAGAGCGTGGACACGCGATGAAACTCCCGTACCATTTCACGTACAGAAACAAAAAGACCGGAAAGGTCATAGCAAAAAGGACGTGGAAGAACGGAGGGCAATCCAGGGGCCGCGTCAATGGGGTGTTCTTTTTGAAAAAGGCAAAAGAGGCAGAGGCAGAACGATTTCCCGAGTTTGTCTCGTCTATGCTCGATAGTTTGATCAAGGATGCGGGTTTTTGAGGAGGTAAGCAATGACATATACGCAATTAAAAGCGGGACTTAATGCTTGCCTGCAAACCGTTTTCCCGATGGTATCGGACGATCCGGCAGAGCAGACATACGTCTATTATGGTCTTGAAATCGTCGAAGGTTATCAAACGCCTTGTTTTTTCACTCGACTGGAGACCGGCGAGAGCCGCCCGTCGAATAAGGCGACAATATACAACCGGCTGACGTATTCAATAATGTATTTCCCGACACAAATCGACGAGGTTGATCTTATGGATAAGATCGACAAGATTCGCTCGCTTTTCGAACTCGGCGTGATTATCACGGCAGGGGACGAGAAACGGTGCGTTGATTGCGTTGATTTCGACTGGGGATTCGGCGGAACTGAAAGGGACGTACTCGAGATAAGCATCGATCTTGAGTATCTGACAGACATCCGCCCGCCGGAGACGGCTGATATTATGGCAGATGCAACACTTAATTTACAATTTAACGAGGAGGTATAAAAAATGAGTGGAATGCCGAGCATTACTGTTCGATTTATCGAAAAAGCGGCAACCGCAATCTCACGCGGTCAGCGTGGTGTCGTGGGACTTATCCTGCGCGGTGCGGCTCCTGCGACGAATCCCGCCGTCATCGTGACGGAGGCTGACATCGTCTCGACTTGGTCGAACGCAAACAAACAGTATATCAAGGATGCGCTCGTCGGATATGCAGAAAAGCCGAAGAAGGTCATCGCGTACTTTGTGCCGACGACTGACGAGGACTATTCCGACGCGTTGACGTATTTCTCGAAGAATTACGTCGATTATCTTGCATCCCCGACGGCACACACAGACGAGCAGGAATCCGCGCTTGTTTCTTGGGTAAAGAACGAGTGGCAGAATTTCAACTATGTGACCGTAGTGTTGCCGGACACAACCGCAGATTTCGAGGGCGCGGTCAACTTTACGACCGACGACATCGTTGTCGGATCGAACACATACACATCCGAGGACTACACGGCAAGAATCGCAGGATTGCTTGCAGGAACTCCGATGAATATGTCCGCAACCTATGCGGTGCTCAATGAGGTTGACGATTGCGAGAAACTCACAAAAGAGCAGAGAGATGCGGCGGTCAACGCGGGCAAGTTTATCCTTTACCACGACGGCGAGAAGGTCAAGGTCGGACGTGCCGTGACATCGTTCACGACTACATCCTCAACAAAGGGCGAATCGTTCAAAAAGATCAAACTCGTTGACACAATGAGAATGATCTCGACTGACATCCGCCGGACGATCGAGGATTCATATGTCGGCAAATATCCGAACACCTACGACAACAAGGTGCTCCTCATCTGCGCGATCAGAGCATATCTTGACGAGTTGGTGCGCGAGGAGATCGTCGGCTCCGGCTACACGATCGACGTTGACATCGAGGCAAATGCAACCTATCTCACATCGAAGGGAATCGACGTATCAAAGATGACCGACGATGAGATCAAAAAGGCAAACACTGGGGATCACGTATATCTTGTCGGTCATATGAGTTTGATCGATACGATGGAGGACGTTGACATCCCGATCTATATTTGAGGAGGTGCAAAAGAATGAGCAAGGTTATCAAACCGGAACGCGTATTTAATGGCTCTTGGTCGAGCCTTTGGATCGACGATGAGGAGATGGCGGAGGCAACCGCCGTTGAGGCGAAACTCTCTCTTGAAAAAACCGAGGTCAATCAGACCGGCACACTTGCGAAGGGTTACAAAGTGACCGGAACTGACGGCAAAGGCTCAATCAAGATGAACAAGATTTCGTCTTTTTTCATCAAGAAGATCGCGGGCAACATCCAGGAGGGCAAGACGACCGTTTGTCAGATCCGCTCAAAGATTGCTGATCCGGATGCGGTAGGAGCAGAGGACATCCTGCTGACCGGTGTCACATTCGACGAGGTAGAACTGATCAACTGGGAGGCGAAGAAACTCCTCGAGGAAAACATCCCGTTTTCGTTTACTGGATTCGAGGTGCTCGAGAGCGTGGATCACTCAACCGCAATCGCGTGATAAAACTGTTCCCCGCCCTTATGGGCGGGGATTTTAGTGCAACCAACAAAACGAATGGAGGTATAAAACAATGAATCTTGTTGAAAAGTTAATGAAGGCCGACACAAAGGCGGCAGACGAAAGAGCAACCGGAATTTACAAGTCACACAATCTTGCACGGATTCTCGGAGAGACCGAGCCAGTCGAGGTTTCTATCCAGGAGATCTCCGAGAGGAGACAGACCGAACTCATTTCGACGGCGGTTGACGAGAAGGGCAACGTCGATATGGCGAAATCATACGACGCAAATCTGAAGGTCATCCTTGCGGGCGTTATTGATCCACCACTCAAGGATAAGGACTTGCAGGAACATTTCGGATGCAAGATGGCAATCGATCTCGCTGAAAAGTTATTCAAGGCAGAGGTCGGGGATCTCGCGTCGACAATTCTCGAACTCGGAAAAGTCGGGAATATGAAAGATGACGAGGCAGAGATAAAAAACTGATCAAGACGGACGCACGAACACAACTTATGTATTGGTGTTTCCGTGAACATAACATCACGCCCTCACAGTTTTACTTGATGGGCGAAGGCGAAAAAAGAGTTTTACGCGTTTTTATGATGCAAGAGGTCGCTGATATTAAAGCGCAAAGGGGATAATTATGTCAAAGATCATCGATGTCGTTATTCAGTTAAAGGACAATATGTCAAAACCGTTGGAGCGTGCAAACGCCTCGATGCAGGCACACGCGAAACAATGGGCGCGGACGGGCAAAGAGATTCAGAGAACTGGACGAAACGTGACGAACGCAGGAAAAGGGTTGACAAGGTCGCTCACTGTTCCCATCGTGGGAGCAGGAGCGGCATCAATCAAGTGCGCGGCCGATTTCGAGAAGGGGATGTCCGACGTAATGGCTATTATGGGGACGACGGGATCGAAAGCCGACAAGCAGAAAAAGCAACTCGAGGATCACGCAAAGAGTATGTCAAAGAACGGCTTTTCTGCTGACGAGGTCGCAGAGGCTTATAAATATATGGGTATGGCCGGATGGAAAACCGGACAGATCCTCAAAGGCACCGAGCCGATTATGAAACTTGCGGCCGCTACGAATACGGATGTCGGACGTACATCTGACATCGTGACGGATGCACTCACGGCATTCGGGGCGAAAGCAAAAGACACGGCGAAACTGACAGACATCCTCGCGAAAGTATCAACAAACTCGAATACAAACGTCGAAATGCTCGGCGAAACATTCAAATACGCGGCACCGGTGGCGGGCGCGTTTGGATATTCGATGTCAGAGACGGCGGCAATGTCCGGTCTTATGGCGAATGCAGGAATAAAAGCATCGCAGGCAGGCACGACGCTCCGCTCTACAATGACGAACATCCTCGCACCGACAAAGGCGGCGGCGGGTATGATGGAGAAATACGGCATCAACTCAAAAGAGATGGCGAAACTCCCGCTCGCGAAACAGTTGGAGAAACTCCGCGACACGTACAGAGGACTTGAGAAGGACGAAAAGGGTGCGTTTGCGAAGGCAATCGCTGGCAAGAATGCAATGAGCGGTTTCCAGGCAATAATGAAGGTTTCCGACAAGGCATTCAACGGCTTTACAAAGAGCGTGAAATACTCGTCCGGAGCGGTTGACAAGATGTTCAAAACATCAACGGACAATCTCAACGGGCAATTAAAGGTATTAAAGGCGGAGGCGAAAAACGCGGCGGTTTCGTTCGGAGGGGTTATGCTCCCGGCGGTCAAGAAGGTCGTCACGTGGCTACAAAAGGGCACGAAATGGCTCAACAATCTCTCGAAAGAGGAACGCGAGCACATCGTCAAGATCGCGGCAATCGTTGCGGCTCTCGGCCCCGCGCTGATCGTTCTCGGCAAGATCACGACAATCGCAGGCAAGGTCGTCTCGGGATTCTCTATGATTGCAAAAGCGGGCGGATTCTTGGCGGCATTATCGGGGCCCGGTGCGATCGTGGTCGGTGTCGTCGCGGCAATAGCGGCGGCGGTCGCTTGGTGCGTTACGCACTGGGAAGATATGAAAGATTCCGTGATGGCTTGTTGGGATGCGATTAAACCGATCGTTGACGCAATCAAGAAGGCATTCGAAGGACTTTTCGGCGGCATCACGTCCGGAGGGAAAGAGGCGAGCAAGAAGGTCACAGAGTTTTTCAAAGGTGCGCTTGCGGTCATCGCAAAGATCCTCGGATGGATTGCCCCGATCGTTGCGAAAATCGTCGAGGTTATCGGCAAGATCGTCGCAAAGATTGCAGAGATCATCAAAAAGATTGCAGACAAGATCAAGGCGTTTTATGAGAAACACAAAAAACAGATCGACGGAATCGCAAACTTTATCAAGGGCGTGTTCAATACGATTGCAGATGTGTTTGAGGCGGTCATTATGCCGGTATTCGACGCGATCGGAAATGCGATCAGCGGTGTCATCGATGCGATCGGCGGAATCCTTGACTTTATCACGGGCGTTTTCACTCTCGACTGGGAGCAAGCCTGGGAGGGAATCAAGGAGATTTTCGCGGGTATATGGGAGGCAATCAGCGACATCGTGACCGGCGTTATCAATGGTATGATATGGGGCATCAACAAAGTCATCGATGCGATCAACTGGGTGCACGACGCATTCTCGGTCACAGACGAACTCGTTGACAAGATCAAAGGCAACGATAAGATCAGAGCGGCCGCAAAAGAGAAGGGTGTCGACCTTGACAATATCGGCGGACATATCAGTCACATCGATTACTTGGCAGGCGGTACGAAGAATTGGCGCGGCGGTCTCGCTCACATCAACGAGGCAGGCGGAGAGATCGTCGATCTCCCGACGGGAACGAGAGTTTATCCTCACGATGAGAGCGTGAAAAGAGCGTACAATGACGGCTTGTCGTCAAGCGGCTCGACGATAAATATCCCGAAACTTGCCGATCAGATTATCGTCCGCGAGGACGCTGACATCGACAAGATCGTGACGAAACTCGCACACGAACTCGAGAAGGTATCACAGAACGTCGGGAGCAATCGGATCGATTACAGTTTCCAGTCATAAGGAGGAACAATGGACAAAACAACGATCGAGATTATGATCGGCGAGTTGTCGTTTGTCTTGCCGGTCACACCGGAATCGTTCAACGTAACGACCGGTTATGATCATCAAACAGTAAATATCAACGGTCTCGGCGAGATCCTTTTGAGAGGCAAGAGGAATCTGCGCACGGTGTCGTGGTCATCATTTTTCCCTCGTCAACATTATGATTTTTGTCAAGTTGGCGAGGAGGAACTCCTTGATCCGATGTGGTATGCCGCGCTTTTGCATATCGCAGAAAATAGCGAGGTTGACATCAAGGTCACGATCTCGGGATTCTTATCAATGTCCGTCGTGCTCTCATCATTCGAGTATGGGCAAGAGGACGGCACCGGCGACGTGAATTATTCAATCACGTTCACAGAGACGCGAGACGTTGCGACACCGGATGCGGCAAAACAAACGGCAAAAAGACCGACGAAAAAAGTCACGTCTCATATGTATAAGTGGAAGAAGGGCGACACGTGGAAAAAGGTCGCGAAAAAGGAGACGGGAAAATCTGACAACTGGAAAAAATTGAGAAAAGCAAACAGAAAAAGAATCGACAAAGCGGCGATGGAATACCACAAGAAACATCCGAAGGTCAAGAAACTCAAAGAGACAACAGTGCTGATCGGCGTTAAGGTGCTTATCAAATAGGAGCAAAGTATGGAATTCGTAAAACCGTCCTTAAAATGGCAAAAGAAAATCGTGCCCTTTACATCCTTGACGTGGAGCGGAACGGACACGCAGGCATCACGCATCATCGAGTTTGACATCCCCTGGAATCCATTCGACAAGGATTTCCCGAAATGGAAGATCGCAAAGGGAGACGTTGTCGAGTTGTGGTTTGAGGGATCAGATCACGCGTGGTTTGTAGGCGTTATCACGGCGAGGGAAAAGACGGACGCGATCGGAACGGCTCATTATGTCGCGAGAGACTATATGCACTATCTCCTGCGGTCAACTGGGACATATATTTTCAAGAACAAGACACCGGAGGCAATCGCGAAAAAGGTCTGCGGAGATGTCGGAATCAAGACAAAAGACCTTTTCAAGACTGGAATCAACATCAAAAAGATGATTTTCGAGGGCGCGACGCTCTACGACATCATAGTCAAGGCATATCGCAAGGTTAAGGCGGAGACAAAAAAGAACTATCTGCCGGTTATGCTCGGAAACAAGGTCACGGTCTTGGAAAAAGGGAACGCGTCGGGCGTAGAACTGACGCAGGGCGTGAATATTACGTCGGCAACCTATGCCGATAATACCGACAATATGGTCGACCTTGTAAAGATATACAATAGCAAGCACAAAAAGACGGGAGAGGTCAAGAACGAAAAGAACATCTCGTCGTATGGCGTGTATATGCAGGCGTACCAAAAAGAAAAGGGCGTAAACGCAAAGAACGCGGCAAAGGAAATGTTGCAGGGAACGACGCGGGAGGCATCCGTCGAGGCTCTCGGAGACATTCGAGCAATGAGCGGGTTTTCGATTCAGATCAAAGATCCTGCGACCGGACTGACGGGGAAATTCTTTATCACGTCCGATTCACACACGTTCACAAATAACAATCACACGATGTCTCTCGGCCTCGCGTGGAAAGATTCGATGGAGAGCGGCGCGGACACGTGGAAGAAGGAAAAAGAGACGAAAAAGATTGCCGTTGCCGGAGGCGGCGGCGGAGGGGGCGGCCCCGTCGTCACTCCTGCGACCTATACGCCACAGAAACCGCAGACGGCTATCTCGTACGCCTATTATGTGGACGGGCAAAGAACGGGCCCGCAGACGTGCAATGCGACGACGTATCACTCACACGATGGATGCGTTTTGCTCAAAAATGAGAAAAAGAAAAACGGAATGGCTACGATACACAAGACGACGGTTTCTGCGGTCAAGAAACTCAAGGATATTCAAGGCAGAAAACACAAACCGTGCGCGGCTTGTTGGAAGAACGGCAAGCCGAACATCGTCAAAAAAGGCACACTTGCCGAGACTGATCCGCGTTTTCAAGTGAAACCGGGCATTGACACAAAGAAAGATCCGAGGTATCGATAAATGAATCCATATGAGAAACTTATCAAGACGATGCGCGAGGAGGCGAAAAACGGCGTTGATTCAACGTCGTTCGGTCTCGCTACAATGACGAGCGCGACCACTCTCTCATATAACGGGATGGAATTCGAGGAGGACGACATCCTCATCTCCGATCATCTGACGCAGGACATCGTGACAAAGGTCGATTTTACAATCGACGACAACACACCGAGCGAACACGAAGGGTATCACGTGCATCCCTGGACAGATAAGTCGAAGAAAATCAAGAAACTCAAAAGGGATGATCTTGTATTCGGCATCTTGATCGATGCGGACGACGATGATCAGAAATTCCTTGTATTGTGCAGAATAGGAGGTTGATATGTTCCCATTCGATATGGACGAGGACGACGAGGTCGAAATCGCAGAGGTTGAGACGGAGGACACAGAGCCGGCTCCCGAGTATGAACTCGATTTCGAAACGATGACGCTCACGGGGCGAATGATCAGCGGCGTTGACGCGGTCAAGCAATGGATTCGGTTATGCCTCGAGGT